CATCTACGCAAAGAGGTCGTAGGTCTGAAGTAACATCTACTTTTGAAGAGGAACTTAATATTAACAATATTAACAATTTTAATAGGCTGATAGATAATGTAAGGGCATCTTCTAATAGTTATGAATTTGATGAGAGAGGATACTTTCGTAGTTTTGTCTCAAGCCGATTCAAAACATACATTCATCAATTTAATTATGTCCCAAAATACATAAAACATTTTATGCCTGGAGAATCAGAAGATACTACTCTCCTGCTCGGAGCAGAGATTGAAGTAGGTGGAAATAATAATATCTCTTCTGATAATGACAAAAATTCCACAGTAAAAAAATGTATTCAGATTATGAATGGATCTGATAGTGATGAAGAAAATCTTATTTACAGTACACATGATAGCACTGTACAGATTGAATTTGACACTATGCCATGCAGTTTGGAATTTCATAAGAACAAAATGAACTACCGTGAAATGTTCGAATATCTTGATAAAGAAGGATATAAAGGTCATGATTGTGAAACTGCCGGATTACATATTCATGCGAATCGTAGCTATTTAGGGAAATCAAGAATATCACAAGAGTTAGTTATATCTAAGATCCTTTATATTCTTGAAAAATTTAATGATGAAATTTGTGTGATTGCAAGGCGCGACAATGACTATAGTGAATTTGCCGGTGAAAAGCAAAATGAAGATTCAATAGTTGAACTGTATGGTAAGTATAAGGATAAAGGTAAACGTGCTGCATTGAATTTACAGCATAAGAATACCATTGAATTTCGTATGTTTAAAAGCACTTTAAAATATGAAACATTTATTCTTACATTAGAGTTTGTAAAGGATATTATTGATTATGCTAAGTCTGTTGATATTGAAGAGATTGAATTGGCAAAATGGTCCGATCTGATGAATTGTTTTTCTTCTGAATTACGTAAGTATTATGAATTTAGGTATCAGAAAAAAGTAAAAGATATAAACGGATCGACTGCAAAGCAAATTCGTAAACGAATCTCTAAATTAAAGTCAGAACTAAAAAATAGTATGAATTTCTTCCAAAAAACTAAGTTACAGCAGGAAATTAGCAATCTTGAGAAGGTATATAAAAAATTAAATAAAAAAGAGAAGGAAGTAGCGCAAGCGAAACAGAGAGCTATAAATTTTTATAATTCTATATAATAAGGAAGGAGAAATATCATTTGTCTGAATTCGGATTAAAAATAAAAAATATAAAGGCCGGAACTCTCTTTGGTTATAACCAGGGAATCAGAAACCGGTACGATTATACTGAAGCAATGTTCAGTAACAGTCTATTCAGTGATTATATTATACAGAATGGACTTAATGTTTGGAATGATACCAGTACACGAGATATTATTTGTCTTGATTTTGATTTTGGAAGTCGTAGTTATGAAGAAGAAATGGATCACTTGCTAAAGCAGTTTGGACCATTTGAACATGATAAATCTTTATCTGAGGAATCCAAGGAACGTATTAGAGCAATATTTCGAAATGTGATTGATAATAAAGACAATTATATGAAATGTTCCAAAGATGAAATCCGGGAAATATTCTATGAAAACGGTGTAAATGTTGAATACATTTCTTCATATACAAAGAAAGAAGGTGAAAAAAAGACTGTTATTAATTATAAAATGCTATACCGCAACTCTTCTAAGGCAAAAGTCGGACAGGTGATGTTTATTAACTCAAAGCTTTATAAAAAAGCATATAACTGGCTGACAATGGGTATTGGAAAGAAAATGCCGATGGAAAATGCTAAGATTGTAGAGATGTCGGCATATGCTCCTCTTACAACCAGTACAATAGTTGGAAAGTTCTATTGTCCTGTAGAAGCCATTCTTATTATTAAAGATACGGATAGTTTCTACAAGACAATAGCCAAGATCGTAAAAGCTGAGGATTATGTAGTTCAGGAAAAAGTTCTGGATGAAACTGCTACAGAAATTGCAAAGCAAAGAGCTATTGCTGAAGGAAAATTTTTAAAAGACGGTGTTACTCCGAAATATACTAAGAGATATAAACGAGTAAATGTTATAAAAAAGAAATGTGTCGTTCATGATGAAGAAACCGAGGTAAAAAATACTCTCTGGGATGGAGAAATGCTGATTGAATCTGATATTTTGCCGGAATGGGTTAATGGTATGGCTCTTTTAAGGCAGCATTTCTTTAAGGCATGTGGGATTCGTACTCATATTCAGTTATTTTTTAAGGATTGGTGCGAAAAAACTGGACATGATTATGAAACTTATGCAGTACAAGATATGTTCGGAGTTTGGCATAAGCTCAAGGATATTCGCATGATTACAACTGATAATGCTATTAAATGGAAGAAATTCATGAATTTAATGGGTAATACTCCTGCTGAAGCTTATAAGTATTGGTGTGATCGCGTAAATGCCGATGGATCTTACTGGGGGATAGTAAAAACCGATCATCCAAGTAAATTAGGCGGTGTGCAGCAGATGAGTTATCAGATGGTTAATACTCTTCCCTCCTATAATATAGATGTTCCATCTCCTTGCTCTACTGATGATGTGCGTAAACTGGCAAAAACCAGTGTGGATTATGTAGAGGGGATGAAAGATGATAACAATCTTTATGTACAGTATCTTAGGAAGAATGCTACGATAATAAATCATTATGAGATGCTGGCAGATTTATATGATTGGAATAAGGATTTTGGAAATAGTACATGGTTCCGATTAGAGAAACGTAAAATTATCAATCAATATGTAACCAGGCTTAGAACAGGCAAAATTACAATTGATGGAGATAATCTTACAATATTTGGAAATCCATATGCTCTTCTACTCAAATCTGTAGGAATGGATCCGGAATCAGATCCTACTCTTAATATTGAGCCAGGAACTATTCAATGTTATACAAAACGTTTTCAAGATGGAGAATATCTTTGTGGTATTAGAAATCCACATAACAGCCCAAATAACATCTGTTACTTACATAACACATATAGCGATGAAATGCAACGATATTTTGTATTCAGTAATAATATCATGGCAGTAAATTGTATTCATACAGATATTCAGGATCGTGCCAACGGCTGCGACTTTGATTCAGATTTCTTTTTTGTGACAAATAATGAAGTAATGGTTAAAAGTGCTAAGGCTGCATATGAACAGTATCCTACTATTGTTAATAAACTCAAAGAAAGTGGCCTTACATATAAAAATACAATGAAAGAATACGCTCGTATGGATAATAAATTCGCCAAATCACGTATTGGTATTGGAGAATCAAGTAATCTCGCACAGCTTGCAATGACTTATTATTGGACTAACCCAAGTCGTGAATTATATGACAACTTTGTTATTCTTTCGGTACTAGCTCAGGTTATTATTGACGGATGTAAACGTGAATATGAAGTGGATGCTATAGAAGAAATAAAGCGTATTAAAAAACTTCCTTGTATGCAGCAGTTAGAGGAAGTTGAGGACGAATTTGGTAATAAGAAACAGGTGCGTCGAGATTTTCCAGAATTCATGAGATATACGCGTAAGATTCAATATACAAAGAACGGTAAAGAGGTGGAAAGAGAATTGGTTGATCAGCAGAAAGAAAAGTTATCTGGAAGAATTTCTTCCTATTATATATGTCCGATGAATAGTTTACAGATTGTTATGGATGATATCAAGCCGATACATTCTACTAATACTATTCCTACTGAAGATCTTGTAATAAAAGTAAAAGGCAAAGCAAACGCTAGGCAAATGGAAAAAATTTTAGGATATGCAAAAGAACTTGAGCTTTTAAGTAAAGATAATATGTCTGATGATGAAATTCTTGCATATACCGAGAGATTCGATCAGATTTTAGCGGAATTAAGAAAAATAAAAATAAAAAATCCAAAGACTATGAGCAGATTGATTGAAATTGCTCTTAATACAAGTAATATGGGAAGAAAAAAGGATTATTCACGTTATACAAGAAATCTTCTTAATCTATTATATAGAATGGACAGAGAAGCATTCTTACAAAATTTCTCGAAAAACTGCAGAATGTCTGAAAAAAAATCAGCCTAAAACCCTTTAAAAGTAACAAAAATCGTAAATACAAATTCGTCCGGTATATGAGGGGAATAACTTTTCGCTTCGTTGCATCTTCAGGCACATATTTTGCGCAGGATATGTGTACATGTATGCAGACAGCTGTTTGAAGAAAAGCGAAACTCTCCGCGCTGTCTCCAATGCGTGTTTAAATATGGGATTCGAATTTTTTTGTGTAGTAGCCTGCCGTGGGCGTTAAATACACGGCTAAAAAAAATCAAATATATTTGACTACAAGGAGAAAGATCATGAGTAATTATAGAATGTCCAAAGGGACAACAGAACACTTTACATCACTTGAAGAAATGAGAACTGCATGGGGAATGAAGCCCGTGACAAAGAAAACTTCTGATAAGAAGAAATTAAAAGAACAACAGGAAAGATTTCTTAGCAAACATAAGTGTAAAGCATGTGGCACCCCAATGACATATATACATGGTAATGTTATGGCTTGTAAAAATCCTGAATGTAAAGGGATTGAAATCAAGCGCGAAGATAAAGACGGTAATGAAATGGTATCATATATCAATTCCTTCTGTACTTTAGACGATCTTGGAGCTGAAATTGCATCAAACATTTTCAGCGAATAATTGAAAATTAAATATTGATAATTCAAGGCAGTGTGCTGGTCGGTACACTGCTTTTGCTTTATATAACTATTATTTTTATGAGAAAAAGGAGAACTAACAATGAATAAAGTTGAATTAATTAAGGCTGTTGCAGAAGCAACAAATAATACACAGAAAGATATTAAAGTAATTATGGAAGCTGTACAGGACGTAACATATGGTGCGCTGGTTGAAGGCGACGAGGTAAAACTGATGGATGGTGTTACTCTTTCTGTTGTACATAAAGACGCACGTATTGCACGTAACCCAAGAACAGGTGAATCTGTTGAGGTTGATGCAAAGAACGCAGTAAAATGCAAATTTGGTAAGGCAATTAAAGACGCTGTTAATGCGTAAATAAAAGATTGGGGCAGAATAAATTCTGTCCCAACTATTTATAATTATGGTAAATACTAAAAGGTATGGAAACATAGGTGAGGCGATGGCCATATCATTATTTGTCAAACACGGTATCCCTATAGCAATACCTTTTGGCGATAATGAAAAATACGATTTAATTGCAGAATTTAACGGAAAATTAAATAAAATTCAAGTGAAAACTTCTATTTCAAAAGCAGAAAATGGAACTGTTACTTTTGATGTTACATCATCTTCCTTGCATAGAAAAAATGGAAGTAAGGCTAAATATACTAAAAACGATATTGATTATTTCTTTTGTTATAACATTGAAACAAATAAATCCTTTTTAATAGAGGCGCCTGAAACTCCGGTGAATATGATTACTATAAGAATAGATCCACCTAAAAATAAGCAGGTAAAAAATATACGGTATGAAAAGGATTATTTATTTGAAAACGTAATTAAATCTTTTGATATTATTGGAATGTAGGATAGTTTGGCAATCCGCCTGGTTTGGGACCAGGACATCGCACGTTCAAATCGTGTCATTCCAACTGCGGGATAGAGGAGTGGATCCTTGCTAGGTTCATACCCTAGAGACGATGGTTCGAATCCATCTCCCGCTATTTGGTATATACAAATGTATATGCCAACCCTTTCTGTTTAATTAATTACATTATGGAGGCTTGGCTCCGATAGTGCGCTGTGAGGCGTATAAAGGCAGATTTACACACTGTCGCTGCGGTATAAGCAATTATATTGCAGTCAATCTAAGCAAAACTGACATGCCAGAGACTCAAAAGGTCTCGTTTCGTATAGGTAAGTGAAAAGATTAAATCCTATGCGGAAATAGTATCATGAAACAGGGAACGATAAGGTGGTCCAAGGGCGACTGCTGAGGAACACTTTCCGGCCGCAAACTGGATAGTTCATGCAAACTGTGAAGATATGATGGTGAATCAGGAGGCTATTCAATCTGAGCATTTATTAAGCAAAGGTGATAGCCATTTGTATAAGTGAATTGGTATGTGCCAAATTAGCTTGTATGGACATTTAGTAGGGATAATAACCGAACGATATGAAGGTGTGATGTATTCTTATCCTCAAAAGGGATCGGAGCGTCTGGTGTAGCACATCTTCAGTAGAGAAGACTTTTCAGATAATAATTACTTATACTTATTGAATTTTAAAAGGTTAAAAGATTTAATAGAAACTACAAAGTAGAATATTATATTATACAGCGAAAGTCTACACCTCTGCATAACGAAAGCAGCCTAATACCATAGTATATTTTATGCAATATGGTCATTGATGAGTCTCGCAAGACTCTGATATGTTTGTCCGATTCTGCACAGTGTTCTTAGCGGAACTTTGTGGCGCGGCAGCGTCAATGGAATGATGACAACAGAGTAGTTATGCGGCTAAAGAGAAGTGCCACTCTTAAACAAGGCGGTTGTTGAAGCTTACTATATGTGCGCGAAGCGGCGTATAGTGGATAAGAAAAGAAACCATAATGTTTCGAAAGAGCTTCTATATTTATGTGTAATCTCAGCATAAATAAAAAATATTGGAAAATAGTTTAACTGGCAAAACATGATCTCGCGAATCAAATGTAGGTTCAACTCCTGCTTTTCCAGCTTAAATATATGGGAAGTGCCAATACGAGGCTACTTATGATAGAAATGCGGCATTTTTTGAATAGGTCTGAAAGAACACGAGCCGCGGATAATTGTGTTTTAGTAGGTAATAAAATAAAAAGAGGGGCAGCACCTCTGCTTCCCAGATGAATATGTCCGGTTAGTCTAGCGGTATAGGACACTGCCCTTTCAAGGCGGTAACATGGGTTCAAATCCCGTACCGGACATTTTTTGCTACTTTGGCGTAATTGGCAGGCGCAGCAGACTTAAGATCTGCTTCCAATAATGGAGTCTGGGTTCGAGTCCCAGAAGTAGTATTTGGGAGTTATGGGGATACTCTCAAAAGTTTTGGATTTTAAAATTTAGTCTTTTGAATTGGTGTTCTTTTTTATGGAGAGGACAGATTATCCTCTCCTCCATCTCTAAGTTTACAATTAATTTGTGACATTTCCCAAGACGCTTGTTATATCAGGTATGCAAGAAGAGGCGTAAAGCGGGGATTTATTCGGGAAGTCTGCACCTGTACCTGAAAGTGAAAACGAAAAAGAACGTAGTCAATTTGACTCTATAGGATAACGGCTATTCCGTCTGACTGTCTATCAGAAGATTCCGGGTTCGAACCCCGGTAGAGTCGTTATTTTGCAAAGTAAATTCACTAGGTGTGGAACTGACCTGCTAAGTCATGTGATCCGACAGGATTGAGTTTCGATTACTCTGCTTTGCGTTACAAGATATGTAGATTACAGCCCACATCCTGTGGGAATTCGTAGGTGAAAATCCTACCATGTAACTCTTGGTTATGTGATTGTAGCATATCATGAATATAAAGATAACCGGATTGATTCCGGTTGAAAGGCAGGATTACTCTCCTGCCTTTTATTTTGCTGCATGTCCGGGTTGGTGAGGAAGCGGTCTTGAAAACCGTTGGTCCGAAAGGGCTTGCAGGTTCGAATCCTGTGTGCAGCGTTGTGACTATGGCAGACTTGGCAATGCAGCGGATTGTGGTTCCGCCTTATATGGGTTCGAATCCCATTAGTCACCTTTATTTGCGCCTTTCGTATAATTGGTAGTACAACCGGCTCCAACCCGGTTAGTCAGAGTTCAAGTCTTTGGGGGCGTGTTAGGTAAGTTCCAGATACCTTGTAGCGAAAAAATCTGGCGGGATTTAGTCAGGACGAGACGCGGCTAAGTTTTTTAATAATTTTACCGAAAATTATATGGAAAGTTAAGGTTCCAACAGAATATATGACCTCCACTTATGGTTATATATTCGATAAGGGTAGCTGTCCATCTTAACACAAGGGAGAGTAGCCTAGCGGCGAAGGCAAGGGACTGTAAATCCCCCACAAAGAAACATCGAAGGTTCGAGTCCTTCTTCTCCCATGAGGTTGACAAATTAAATCAAAATTCCATAAAACAAGTAGATAAGTTTTACCATGGAAAGTGCTTGCACTTTGATTGGGTTTATTAAAGGTTTTTGTCTCTGATTGCAACAGATAATGAGCCTTTGAGTCTACAAATAAATAAAAGTGAGGAAACTTAATTGGTTAATATCAGTCAAAAAGAAGCAGAATACTTACGTAATCATGGAAGAGCTTTTGATGTGCGTGTACGTAATAAACACCATAAAAGTAAAGCAAAAAGCTATTTTCTTGTAGAGCATGTTCGTAGTGTCGAGATGTTAAACAGATACAGAGAATCAATCAATCAGACCGATTTTCTTACTGTAAAACCGAGAGATAAAGATTTTCGATTTTAAGCAGTAAAATAATTTGAAAGTTGGTGTTTGACATAGGCAGGAAGAAAAAAGAAGATGGCATTTACTTTATAGGTCAAAATGCTGACGATGTTACAGGTAGCTGCACTTATATAAAATATAATGGAAAAAAAATATTACTTGAATGCGGATTATTTCAAAACAATAATTATCTGGATTCATATAATATCAATTCTCAGAAATTTCCATTTAAACCTTCAGAGATCGACTATGTTTTTGTAGGACATACACATGTTGATCATATTGGTTTACTTCCAAGGTTAATAAAAGAAGGTTTTAATGGAAAAATTATCGCTTCACATGCAACTGCTCAATTAATGAAACCATTATTATATAATTGTGCTTTTATATTGTTGAGTGAAGCAAATGCTTTATCATTTAAATATAAACGTAACTACTCTCCTATTTACACAGAAGAGGATGTAGCTACGACTTTAAATTATATATATGAATATGATAATGTACATGAATTATATGTTCTTGATGAAATAGTTTCTTTTAAATGGTTTGAAAATAGCCATTGTCTCGGAGCTAGACAGCTTCAATTAATTCTTAAAGATCAAAATGGTGTATCAAATTCTATATTGTACACTTCTGATATTGGGTCCCTGAATACAAAAAATCATTACGTTCCAAATACTGAAATTCCAAATGTTTTTAATAAAGTATCCATTATGGAATGTACATATGGAGAACCAGGCAGAATTAATAAAAAGACAAGAAAATTTGATTTAGAACATTTAAAAGCAGCAGTTGATACGGTTACAGAACGTGGAGGAACAGTAATCATGCCATGTTTTAGTTTCAGCCGTACACAAGAAATTCTTACCAATTTATATAACATTTTTCATGATGATATAAATTTCAAATATGACATTGTAGTTGATTCAATATTATCATGTGATATTTGTGATCTATATACGACTCTTCTATCTGAAGACGATTTGAAATTATGGAATAGTGTATGCAATTGGGAGAATGTGAAGTTTATAAAAGAAAAAGAAGATTCCTTAGCATGTGTAAAAAATCATTCACCAAAAATTATATTAAGTAGTTCTGGATTCTGTACAAACGGCAGGATCCTTTCTTATTTACATGAATATTTGAATGATGAAAAAAGCATGGTGATTTTTAGTGGATATACGGGAGCAGACAATTCTTATTTATCATATCGAATTAAAAATTATAAGGAAAATAAATTTATAAAAATAAGTGGCGATAAGGTTGAAAATAAAGCTGACTGTATTTCTTTAGGTACATTTTCAAGTCATGCCAATAGAAATGAACTAATTGAATTTGGATCGAAGATAAATACAGAAAAATTAGTTTTAGTTCACGGATCTGTTGTCGCGAAAAACAGTATAAAGGAAGACTTAAAAGAAGCCATATCTAAAGAAAACAAATCATTTAAAGTGATTGCTTCATCAAAAGATATGGTTATTTATTTATAGGAGAACAAGGAATATGGAATTTTTAGACATTTTAGAAGACGATAGTCTCTATCAGAGCACTATTAAGGAGCATTTAAAAGAAAGAAAAATTATTGTCAACGAAACTATTGATGACAATGTTATTGAAAATATATGTTTAATGATCATGAAATGGAATAAAGAGGATAAGGCACTTCCGGCATCATGTAGGAAACCAATTTATCTCTATCTCAATTCAGATGGTGGTGATGTTATTTCCGGGTACCAGGTTTTAAGCTCTATTAAGACGTCTGTTACTCCAATTATTACAGTGGGATTTGCCAAATGTGCTTCTATGGCATGTTATATTCTGGCCGCAGGACATAAACGTTACTGCTTCCCAAATACAGTAGTTCTTTATCATGATGGACAGACTGGATATGTAAGTTCATCTAATAAAGGTAAAGACATTCAGAAATTTTATGATAAATTAGAGCAACATCTGAATGATTTTATGGTAGAACATACAAATATGACTGCAGAATATCTTGAGGAAATCAAGGATCGCGAATATTATATGTTCCCAGATGAAGCAAAAGAAAAAGGAATTGTAGATAAGATTATTGGTATTGATTGTGAGTTATCAGATATTCTTTAATACTGAATATTAATTTAAACTTTCACAAATATCATTTTACTATTATACGTTCAATATGTCAAGGAGAATAAGGAGAAAATAACATGGAATTAAAAAAAACTGTTAAATATGATGGTAAACTCAAAGGTCTTCATATGGTAGACGAACAACTTGTAGATATGGATGGTGAAATCATTGATATTTTAGATATCTTTGAAAAGGCATATGGTGATAAACCTTTTGACATGTCTACTACTACTAAGACTGAGGAAATCATCAATCTTGATGAATTAGATTAAGGTATTTTATATGGATAATAACGAATTTCTAAAAGAACAGCTTGATCTTATTAAGAAAAAACAAATAGATACATCTATTGAGTGGCAAGATGTTGCAGATTTTCGTTCTAGTCATGGTAAAGAGCCAGAGCACCGCGATACAATTCGTAAAGGGTCTAAATTGCTTTTAGAATATATAGATGCAGGATGGGATTTATTCCCATCCTCTTCTATTCAATTAGGACGATTTTCTGATGAGATAGCTTTAAAAAAAGAACGTATTAAATTACAGACTGAAAAGCAAGAATTTAATAAATGGATTCGTGAGTATTCTAGGGATGAACTAATTGCCGAACATATTGTAAATGCTGTTAATCAATTACAGCCATTAAATGTACCAGGGTACATTCCTCCAGTACATATGAATAAAGAATATCTTCTTACAATTTCGGATGCTCATTTTGGAGTTGAGTTTGAGATTAAAGATTTATATGGAAATATTTTAAATGCATATAGTCCGGAAATATTCAAGAATCGTATGTGGGATTTATACAATAAAGTTATTGAGCAAATTCAAAAAGATCATATTCAAGTTTTAAATATTTTTGAACTAGGCGATGACTTAGATGGAATTCTTCGTGCAAATTCTCAGCTTATGCAGTTGAGATATGGAATTATTGACTCTGCCATATTATATGCTGATTTTTTATCTACATGGCTTAATGAATTAAGTAATCATGTTCGAATTAAATTTCAAATGGTAAAACGTTCGAATCACAATCAGCTGAGATTAGTAGGACAGCCTAAAAATGCTTTTCCAGATGAAGATATGAGTAAATCCATATTAGTTTTTATAAAAGAACGTTTGAAGGATAATCGTAATGTTGAAATTATAGAAAATCCAACCGGTCTTGTATATGCACAACTTGCAACATATACAATTCTTGGAGGACATTTTGAGACAAAAAATCTAGGTGATTCTTTGAAAGATTTTTCAAAAACATATCAAGTGCCTTT